ATGATATGATTGGTAAAGTCGACGGATACTCTCAACCTACACTCGTTGGACCACTCAAACTCTATGTACCGCTTCAATTCTGGTTCTGTAAGAATCCCGGCCTCTACCTTCCACTCCTTGCTCTACAATATCATCCTGTCCGGATTAATATTACGTTTAGACCCCTACAACAGTGCTTCTGGACACCGAATGTTATTCAAGACTGTGTAGATATAACCGTAAAGCCGGCCCATATAACGGATTGCACAATGTGGGGTGATTTTGTCTATTTGGATGTGGATGAGCGCCGTCGGTTTGTCAGCACAGCGCACGAATATCTGATTGAGCAGGTTCAGTATACATCGCAAATTGCAATTCCTCCGAGTTCACAGTCAATTCCTGTACCGATTGAATTCAATCATCCTGTTCGCGAGTTTATTTGGGTACTTCAACGCCAACTGGTTATTAATAACAAGGAGTGGTTTAACTTTAGTAGTCTAAGTGTGAATGAAACAGGAACCCGTACAGACATTCTCGCCAATGCAGTTTTACAACTCGACGGCTTTGATCGCTTCCAAGTTCGTGATGCCACCTATTTCCGCCTTGTTCAACCGTGGCAACGCCATACAACCATTCCGTCAGATGATTATATCTACTGTTATAGTCTTGCACTCCGTCCTGAAGAACTACAGCCGAGTGGCTCAATGAATGCTAGCCGTATTGATAGTATTGTACTACAAATCATGACGAATCAAGCAACTGTTCCAGCCCTTGGAAATTGTACGGTTCGGGTCTATGCAACGAATCATAATGTTCTGCGTGTAGTGGATGGATTCGGTGGTGTACTCTTTACAATTTAAGGTATTCATAAAATTGAAACTACTATCTGTTATCATTGAATGATATCAGATAATGGAACACGATTCAATTACACAGCAACGTGTACGACGTATTGGGCGTAAACTGATTCAAGACTACGCATTTGAGCGGTGGTGGATTCCAAGAGCCAGTGAATCGTTTGAAAAGGACGCCGCCTGGACCGAACCTGAGACCATGTATGATGAATTTGAGGACCTCTGGCTCCTCTTTTGGAAACACGGATTTGCTCTACGCAACTTTGAACTCTATCCGCAATCAGACGGAACCTTTGTCTTGACAAATTTCAGCGAGTTTGGATTCCGAATGACATCGGGTTCTGTGTCAATTCGTCTACCCGACCCCACACAGACGCCATGTGATTTCTTCAAGGCCGATTGCTTTCCATCTGATTTCTTGACTCACCTCCGAGCCAAGGGATTTGAAGTACCTACGGATTGTTTGCCAAGCACAAAGACGGATACAGATTAGTAGGGATGTCTTTCCTAGGTTCATTTGATCATACATCCGCAAAGTCATGGGGAGGGTCACAAATCTCCCCAACTCTCTTTACATTCATTACAATTGTAGGTGGTTTTTTTGCACTTGACCATATTCTTCTACGTTCACCGCGAACGGCCGCGCTGAAAGTCTTTGTTAATCTATTTGCCTTCGGTTTCTGGTGGATCTATGATATTGTTCAGACCTTTGCTGAATGGGATTCTGTAAAGAAATACGGCCTTTCAGTGCCTTTTTTTGGACCGACTGGCCTTGGCGCAGGTATTTTTCACGGAACTGGACCCGCAGCACCAGATACCGCACCGAGCCCTATATTCTTTCTTCTCTATGTCGGATTTTTGAGTCTTCCCTTCGGTCTCAGTCATTTTGCAGCAGGTGATTTTATGGGAGGACTCGCCATGCTTCTTTTCACACTGAGTGGTATTCTCACTGTCTTTTCACTCTTATGGACAACCTATTCTGCACTGTACCTATTATATGATACAAAGTCCCTCTTTCTTGATGGAACACCGCGTTTCTTCCCTGCTACAATCTACATGAATTCAACAGGCGCGGCAGGAAATGTTATGACCCCAAGTGCCTTAGAAAAAATGAAATCAGACCAGAGTCTCTTCAGCATTGTAACGGGTCCTTTTGCTCCCTTTTTAGGACCAATTCAGGCAGCACTTGGACTTGTTGTCGATACAAAGTGTGCCGTTGAAAAGGTGATTCCGCCTGTGATTGATGCCGTGCAGAAAACAATTCCACCGGCCGTGGCGGCTGTAAAGAGTACAGTTGCACTTGCTGAGAAGGCTCCGCAACTTCTAAGCGCAGCCGATTCTATTTCGGCATTTACTGACCCTGCTGCTCTACGAGCTGCTGCGACGCAAAAGGGTGGTGCTTTAGAAGCCGCTGGAAACCTAAGTTCCTATGTATTCTTTGGGACGGCACTTATTGTTCTAGCGGGTGCCCTCACACTCACATGGGCGCGATTTACACCATCAAATAAAACCTCAAAGGAAGAAAATACCAACGATGTCCCACCCGACGTACACAATGACACCCCTCCCGGATCATAAGTATTTCGAGGCCCTCATTGCTCGTGGAAAGGATGAGCGGATTAAGGTAATGCCGAAGTACGTGGTCGTCTATTTTACAGCAGAGTGGTGTGGATACTGCCGTGATCTTGACCTCAAGAAGATTACCGACACATTTCCTATGGTCACCTTCTTCAAATGTGATATCGACCAGAATAAATATACACCTGGTTACTGCCAAGTGTCTAAGATTCCGACCTTTATCGCAATCCAGGACACTGAATTCCTGGATAAGGTAACCAGTGCCGATACAGGAAAAGTGATGAGTTGGATTAACTCTATCTTTATTAAGTAAATGGCAATGCTCGACTATGCCATTGTGGGGGGCGGTATTGCGGGTCTCTATGTAGCCCGCGAACTGGCCAAGCGCCATACACATGCAAAGATCTCCGTGTTTGAAAAATACAGAGTTCTTGGGGGTCGAATCTTAACATTTCATGACAGGGATCTGCAATGGGAGGAGGGTGCAGGTCGTATTCATTCAAGCCATATACTCACACATGCCCTTATCAAAGAATACAATCTTCACGAACTACCAATCTCAGATGAATCAGGTTGGATAAAAACCTATGGTTCATACCTAGTAGCCAATCCGTTTGAAGATAGTCTTCGTACATGGTTGCCCCAAGTACAAATGCTTCCTCAAGAAATTCTCGGAACACATACCTTGTATGAAATTCTTGAAGGCATCTTTGGATCTGCAAAGGCAAAGACCTTCACGGATCCGTTTCCGTATCGTGCAGAACTCTTTACATTACGTGCTGACCTTGCACTTGGCAGTTTCATTACCGAAATGGGAGCCAATCAGAAGTTCTCTATTTGTAAGGAGGGACTCGACAGTCTAACTGGTGCCTTAGCAAACGAGTGCAAATCAATGGGTGTTCGCCTTCATACACATTATACATTGGAAAATCTCGCCCCTGAACTTGACGATACTCTGACACTTTGGTTTAGCACTGGAAGTCCAAGCCTACATGACTCTCGAAAGATTATTACTGTCCAGGCAAAAAATGTCATCTGTGCTCTTCATGCCGATGCACTCAGAAAAATTCCAATCTTCAAACCACTTCCCGCACTCACCTGTGTAAAGATGGAACCACTTCATCGTATCTATGCAGTCTTTCCTCCAGGAAAAAATGGAAACGTCTGGTTTGAAGATCTTCCGAAGTTTGTGACAGAAACACGTCTTCGGTATTTTATTCCTGTTCGGCCTGACAAAGGTATAGTGATGATCTCTTATACAGATGCAGGTGATTCAATTGTCTGGACAAATATTGCAAATGGTATGAAACCGATTTCAGAACAGGTCTTAGGAAAAATCCTTACAGATGAGTGTCGACGCCTCTTTCCGACACGAGAGATTCCGTATCCTACGGTCGTTAAATCACATCCGTGGAAATCAGGTGCTACCTACTGGACGCCCGGTCTCTATGATCCCTATAAAATGAGTAAAGAGACTCTTCAACCATTCAATGACCTACCAAATCTTTTCATCTGTGGTGAAAGTTTCTCCATGAAGCAGGCATGGATTGAAGGAGCACTTGAAAATAGCCGTGCTCTACTTAGAATCCTATGAACTCTCATATTGTCTTATCGCTTTTCCACATCTTTTTTGTCGTGCCTTTCTTTCTCTATGTTGGCCTTCAACGGTCCGCTGTTTCAAATGAAATCTTTACGACTCTCTTAGTTCTCGGTATTATACTTACACTCTATCACGGGTATAAGGCGTATGTTCGTTTCGTAAATGCATCACCTTTCATGTATGTAAATCTAATTCACGCAGTACTGATTGGGCCGCTTTTGATTATGATTGGTCTCAAAGGAAAAAATACGGAGACCCCGT